TCATCTGAAATTGGAACTCAAACTCCAACTGATGCAACTACTGCCGCTCGTGAATTAAGACCTAAATTGTTATACGCTGCTTGTGATATTTCACGCAGATTAATGATTCAAACTAACGATTCAATTGATAGATTCATATTAAACAATATGATTCAATCTATGGCGGTAGAATTTGAAAAAGCAGTAATCAATGGCGCAGGTTCAACCGAGCCAACAGGTTTGTTGACTAGCGTAACTCAAACTATTGCTTTAGGTGCTACAGGTGCCGCTCCTACTTATGCTAAGTTACTTGAGTTAATCCAAACTGTATTAAGTTCAGATGGCCGTAACGTAAACCGCAGATTCTTAACTAACCCTAAAGTGGTTGCTAAGTTGAAACAGACTGAATTAGATTCAGGTTCAGGCGCATTCGTTATGGGTTATAATGGATTATTCCAATCACAAATGGGAGTAATTGACGGATACGGAGTAAGCGTTACTGCTAACGTACCAAGCAACCTTGCTAAGTCAACTACTACAGGCGGTTTATCAGCTATCGTGTTTGGAGATTTCAGTCAAGTTGTAACAGGTCAATTCGGTGGCGTTGAGTTAATCGTTGACCCTTACACTAAGGCAAGAACAGGACAGATTTCATTAACTATGAACTCGTTCTTAGATTCAACCGTATTACAACCTAATGCTTTAGGCGATATAGTTGATATGACTACTACTTAAGATAGTTTGTTTCATAAGTTGTTAATTGTTAATCATGGGGAGGGTTTAGGCTCTCCCCTAATTTAAAAAAATATGAAAGTAAAGTTTATTATAAGTCCTATTGGCGCTTTTGGTTTAGCTTATGGCGAAGGTATGGAAGCAGACCTTAACGAAGGTCAAGCCGAGCAATTAATAGAAGCAGGTTACGCTATTTGCATTGATGAAGAAGTTAAGCAAACTGCCGTATCAAAAGAGGTTAAAGAAACTCCAGAAAAACCAAAGAAAGTTAAATGAATTATAGCTTAGTAACAAGTCCAACGTCAGAACCGATTAGCTTAAGCGAAGCTAAAGAGTTTCTTCGCGTAGATTCAAGTGTAGAAGATACTTTAATTACTGCTTTAATCATAGCAGCAAGGCAACAAGTTGAATCTGACACTTGGAGGGGGTTAATTACTCAAACTTGGAAGCTAAGCTTAGACAAAGACGAAGTTAAGATATTTATGGGATTGAGTAAGTGTCCTGTACAATCTGTAACTCACATAAAGTACTTTGACCTTAGTGAAATTCAACAAACATTAAGCACAGGTAGCTACCAAGTTGATAGGCTAAATGAACCTGCAAGAATTAAATTAGATTCTTTGCCTACTATGTACGATATGATGAACGCTTTAGAGATTCAGTTCGTATGTGGTTATGGAGTAGCGGCAAGTGTCCCTGAGGCTTTAAAACACGCTATTAAATTACTTGTAGGACATTGGTATGAGCATAGAGAAGCGGTAACTCCTGGAGATATGCGCACAGTTCCAATGGCCTATGAATCTTTGATAGCACCATTTAGGGTATTGTTTTACCCTTACACATAAATTGCGAAATAGAGCAGAGGCAGCTCATCAGATTCATTATCTGAAGGTCGGGGGTTCGATTCCTTCTTTCGCAACTAATATAAAAAATTATGATAAAGACAATTCCAGACGCGGCAGTTCAAGTAACGCCAAGTAACACTAATTACATAACCGATATAGAAGGCAACAGAACTTTTGGTTCATTGTATATCGGCACGAGTGGCGATTTAGTAGTATTGCCATTTACTCATGATGACACAAATAATGCATCCACAACAGGAGTAGGCGGTGCAATAATCTTTACTAACGTGCCTGTAGGTTTCTTCCCGCTAAAAGTAAAAAAAGTATTTTCAACAGGTACTACTGCAAGTGGTATCATTTGCCAATTTGATAATTAAAAAAATAAATATATGCCACAATTAGGAACAGCAACGGTTATTAAGATTAATACCGTTACAATTGCATTTGGAAAGTCTACAGGCTTTGAATTATCAGCCGATATGATAGACACAACCTCAAAGAATAGCGGTGGAGATAGAGAGTTTCTTCCAGGAAACAGAAGCGCTACATTAAGCTTTGAGGGCTTGTTTGATGAAGCTATTACATCAACTGCGGGTTTTGACTTGTTAAACGATGCCGTTAAAGCAGGTACTAAAGTTACTGCATTATTTGGCGCTGCAAGCGGTAAGACCTATTCTTATCAAGCTTACATTTCAAGTCTTAGCAGAACTGCACCAGAGGGAGATGTAGAAACTTTTTCTTGCACAATTCAATGCACAGGCGCACAAACTGAAGCTTAGTAAATGGGTGTAGCAATAGGTAAGTTAAGAGAGCGCATTGAGATTTATGCTTATTCTGAAACAAAGAATAGTATAGGTGAAGTAGTGCGCTCATTTAGCTTGCTTTATACTCGGTGGGCTTCGTACAAGTCGCTTAACGGATCGGAGGGTTTTGAAACTAAAGAAAAGACTGCGAGAAGATTTGCAGAATTTAAAATTAGACCTCAAGGCACTCCGATAAACGAAACTATGCGCATTAAGTATAAAGATATGTGGTTTAATATCACATCTATTGGAGAGGATGAATATCAAGATTACTTTACTATACAAGCAGTAAGCAAAGACAATGATTAACTATAAATTATCTGGGTTAAGCCAAGTATTAGCTATGTTAGACGCTGAAAAGCTAATGCCTTATTCTGCGATAGATAAAATAGTTCAAAATAATTCTCAACCATTAGTTAATCAAATTAAACAAAACTACATAAGCGCAGGACATAATAAGACAGGAGATTTAGTTAAGTCTATTCTTGCATTTAAAAGAAAGCGCAAAGGCAAGAATGACCCTTACTTTACTTATTATGTAGGGCCAAAGTATGGCAAAGGCGGCGGTAATCATGCTCACTTTTTAGAGTATGGAGTTTTATTTTCTGCCTATCCTGTACAAGGCCAAGGTAAAAGTATATCAGGGCGCAAGTATGGCAAATATAGCACAAAACAAGGGTTTAGAATTAAGCCAACAGGAGTGATTAGAAAATCAAAAGACCAGAAAGAGCAAAGTATTATAAGTGGTATGGAAAAGGGCTTAATAGATTTGATTTTGAACGAAGCAAAAAGAAAAGGGTTTAAAATATAATGAGCGCACAAGTAGCAGTCTTTTATTTACTAAATAATAACGCAGCAACTACGGGCGCAGTAGGTGGGAGGATATTCTATGACACCGCGCCGCAAAAAAATATCAGACCTTTACTTGTTGTTAGTTTAGTATCTCAAGTACCAAACAATACATTAGGCATTGGTGGGGATAGTAAGTTAGATATTTGCCGCGTTCAAGTAACTATTGCAGCCGCTACTAGATTACAATGCAGCGAAATAGCTACCTTAGTGCGGGATGTACTTAAAGACGTTTACAATCAAACTTTAAACGGAGTGAATGTTAATTGGTGCAGATTTGATAGCTCGGTAGATTACTTTGATGACTTTAGCGGGGAGGATGGTATATTTGTAACGCAACAAGATTATAAATTAAGTATAACAATAGCCAACACCTCACCTACTCCAGAGATAGCTACTTGCGACACGATGGAAGGGTTATGTGATGGGATAGAGTATAAATGTGATGAAGAATGGTTTAATTAAATAATAATATGAATTTAACAGGACAAAAATTTAAAGATGTTTACAAGGCTTTTCTAACCTTATCGGATAATGTAGGATTGACAAATGTACTTAAGCGAGTAAGTGACGGATTTGGGGTTGAAACACCAATTTATGTAAGTGAAGATGAGGTTGCTATTGATAGTCCTTTAGGCGTAGGCACTACATCAATAAACGCAAGTGCAATATTACAAATTGATAGTACAACGAAAGGATTTCTTATGCCACGAATGAGAGCAAGTGAAGCGGAAGCCATTAGTACACCTGGAGAAGGATTGCTAATTTATGTTAATGATACCTCAGCTGTATTTACATCAAAAGGGTGGTATGGATATAATGGTAGCTCTTGGGAAAAATTAAATAATTAACATAAAAATAAAAATATGAACATTGAAATGAAGTTTAGCTTTAAAGCTATCAAAGAATTACTAAACGAAACTAATACAACTTTAGAAACTATTGGAGAGTTATCAAAAGACTTAAACAATATTAGCACTATTGCCTACATCGGTAACAAGTATGCAGGCGGTAAGCTAACTAAAGAAGAGATTGAGGATATGTTAGAGAAAGGTAATTTTGAAACGGCTTTGGCGATAGTTAACGAATTTGGGCAACAAGTATCAGCATACTTTAGCCCAAACGAGAAGAGCCAAGCACAATAGATAGTTTAGAGTGTTTGGCTTATGGAAGATTAGGCTGGAGCGAAAAGAAGTTTTTTAAGTCAAGCCCAGAGTACTTTTTCAAAGCGATAAAAGGGTTTAACGATTTAGAATTTGAACGAACTAAAGGAGAATGGGAAAGGTTAAGGATATTAGGAACTTGGGTTTTAAGTCCGCATACAAAGAAGGGACATGACTTAACTCCAAAGAAACTGATGCCATTCCCTTGGGATTTAACATTTACAGAAGAAAACAAAGAATTATTAGAGCTTGCAAAAAAGATAGCGAAGGAAAATGAGTAATCAAATTAACATAGCAGTAGGTGCTGACATTTCTGGCTTAAAAAAAGGGATGACAGATGCGGCTTCGACCATGCAAAGCGCGGGCGAGCAAATGGCGGCAGTAGGTGCTAAGGTTGAGAGTACTACTACAAAAAGTTTTAAAAATCTCCAACAAGCTTACAGAACTACTGCTAAAGATGCGCAAGTATTAGCAATGACCTTAGGAACTGATAGCGCAGCGTTTCAACAAGCGGCTCAAAAGGCTGCAATGTTTAAAGACCAATTAGATGACGTTAACGATGTTATAAACGCCTATCATCCAGAGAAGAAGTGGAAAGTTACTGCTGATGTAATTGGCGGTGCTGCAAATGTTGCTCAAGGGTTTGTAGGTGTTATGCAACTTATAGGCGTTGAAAGTTTAAATGCCGAAAAAGCAATAGCTACTATGTTGGCTTTAAATGGGATAGCTCAAGCGGTTCAATCTATTGAAGCTCTTAAAGGGGCTTTTATAGCTTTATCTGGAACAATGCAAATAGCTTTAGGTGCGGTAGCTTTATTGGGCGCAGCTTATTTAGTTTACTCAAGTGAATCTGCAGAAGCAGAAGAAGCAAATAATAGGCTTGCAGATAGTTTTAAACGTATTGAAGAGGCTGAAAAAAGAATAACTAATATAGTTACTACAACTAATGACCTTCGTATTAAAGCTATGAAGGAGGGCGCTGATAAACGTAGAGTTATTGCAGAAAATGAATATGACAAGCAATTATCTTCTTTAGTTGAATCTTATCAAAAGGGCGAGATTGCTGATATAACTTATCAAAATAGAAAGAAATATCTATGGCAAATTTATCAAAACGAATTAACTAAAATTCAACAAGATGAAGAGGCAAAAAGAGCTAAACCAATAAAAGTCGCTCAACAAGTTCAACTTGAATCTAAGCTCACTTCTATGGGAGGTCTGCAAGATTTAGCTTCTAAGTCAATGTCCGAGGATACGCAAAAAGCACTTAATGAAGGTTGGGCTAAAATTAACGCTGAGAATCTTAAAGGAATGGGCGAATGGAAAGCTAATTGGAAGGGGTTCAATGAAGTTGTTCAACAAGAATCTGAATTGACTAAAATGCTATTCGATGCAGCCGCGCAAGCTTTAGCAGGTGCAGCCGCTAACTTAGGTGCTGCATTAGTTACAGGAGATTTTGAAAGCGCAGGTAAGGCTATTGTACAAATGCTTGGAGGCATCGCAATTCAAATCGGGGCGGCAATGATAGCTATGGGCGTTCCTATGGCTTTAGCTGAACCGTTTTTTGGTGGAAAATCTTTAAAACTTATTGCAGGCGGTGTGGCTTTGGGTATAGCGGGCGGCGCAATGCAAGCAAGTGGTAGGGCTTCAGGCGGTGGCGGCGGCGGTGGCGGTGGAGGTGGATTTTCAGGTGGAGGTGGCGGTCAATCGTTCAACCCTGTATTCGCAGGTGGTAGTCAATATTTAATGCTAGACAGCAGGGTAAGAGGCACAGATATTATAATTAGCGCAGATAATCAACGTCGGCAAAATGGGAGGATAAGATAATGGGCGTTAGATTCAGAGGCGATTTAAAAACAACGCATAGTAAGAAAAAGTACACAGTTGAACTATGGGATAGTACTTACAATAGTACAGGAGTTACAGAGTTAACATTATTTGGCGAAGGCTTTCAGATTACTTACGAGGGGCAAGGCGATGAAATCTATGCACCTGTAAAAGGTAGCGCGTGCAAAGTTTACGCAGGTATAACACGAGGCGATGAAGGTACTCTATTACAAGATTGGATTTATCAATCTGTATTAACTACAAAAGAAGACCTTTATCACGTTGCAATTTATGATGAGACTAACTTATATTGGTTTGGAGTAATTTTACCGAGTTTAGGCAATGAGCCTGACGATTCAAGACCTTATGATTTTGTTATTCAAGCAACTGACGGATTAGCACGATTAAAAGACAAAGAGTTTACATTAGCGTTAACAACTATTAACGTAAATTATTCTTTTACTCAACTTATTTATGAGATATTAAAATCAACTCCATTATACACAAATACTACTCAACAATTATTATTCAGTACTGCCGTTGGCTACTATGAAAGTAATATGCAAGCCAAAAGTGGGGATGTTGACCCTTTAGCATATTCAGCCATAAGACCTGCGACATTTGCAATATTAGAAGAAAATAAAGAAGCTAGAGGAAAATCATATTACGAAGTATTACAAGAAATCTGCGCAAGCTGGGGAATGCGTGTAATGCTTTCAAATGGTATATATAGATTCTATCAAGTTCAATCTTATCAGAATGATTCTGAAACAAGATATGAGCGCTTTTATTCGCGTTCAACAGGTGGTTACTTATTATATGATGAATTTACTGACCCAACTTACAACAAGGTATTATCAAGCACTTCAATACCTAGCGTTATTAATGGCAATCAATGGGAGTTCTATGACCCTTTAAAGTATGTATTTTTAAAGCTTGCATTTGACAAAACTGCAAATATGCTTGATGAATTGGCTAGTATGCCTATAGTAGGAAGCAAATACACTTACACAAAGACTTTAAATAATAGCATAGTTGGCGGGGCTGCAAAACGATTAAATTTTGCAATGGTTATAAATTTACTTCTACCATTAAGCACTAACGGATATAGTTGTTTTGTAAACATTAAATTAAAAGTAGGTAATAATTATATAAGAAAACCAAGTGGAAGTAATATTACTGATTGGAGTACTAATTCAAATTCTGCTCATGTAGTTTTTTATCCTAACCTTACGCAAGGACTAAACTCATTAAACTTAGCATTTCAGACGCCAGACATTCCAAGTGGTTCGCACTCAACTAATACTTTTACGATTGATGTATTAATAATTGAGAATAATATAAACACTACATTAAGCACTTCTAGCTATTCTGCTCAAAGGCTATTAGGGTCAAGTATGCTTAAGTATAATTCTAGCTCAAACATACAAGATGAAACTTACTTTGAATACATAGCAGGTAACACTTCTAGTCCTATAAATTCCTACGATATAGAACTGCCAGAAACTTTAATTGGGGATGGCGTAGACGAAAGTAACCCTGGTTATGTATATGTTAGTCCTGATGGCGTTACATTTGTTCCAAGTGCAGGTCAATGGACTTGCGAAGAAGTGGGTAGCCCATACGAATTTGGGATGATTAGAGTTCGTGATGTGTTAACCGCTCAAATAGTAGCCGTAAGAAAGTACCAAGGCGGCTTAATAGGTTCAGAGATTTACGCTCATTCGCGACTTCAGTATTTAAGTAAATTATATATTTTAAATGGCGCTACTTACAACGCTATGAATGAGAAGTGGGATGGCGAGTGGATAGAGATTGATTACGTTCGCGGTTCGTTTGATGTTATTGATGACGAAGTACAACCTGGAGGTGGAGGAGATACACAACTAAGAAGAGAGATAGGAGATGTTAACACTAGAGATGCAATAGGCAATAATTACACTCAATCGTTTATTAAACAACAAAAAGTAAATCTAATAAGCACAGGCGTAGACGGTGCAGTTTCTTCTTTACCTGTCAACCTATTTACAGAGAAGGCTCGCGAAGGAGATTATTTAAGAATATTCACTCCAGACGGAGGCGGCAATCAAGTAGTAAGAGTAAGCGCTGATAGTACGGGGTCATTTGTTTCAATAGACGCGGCAACTGCTAACTTTCCAGAATCGAGTTATGTTTTCTTTGATTTAGCTGATATAATTGATAGAGTTAGATTAGGCAATGTAAAAGTGTATACAGTTAATGCAACTACATATTTAGAGCCTTTTAGCCAAAATGTAATCAACACTTTAAACAATGCCACTATCTACTTACCGAGCGCTGCTGAAAGTTTTAAGAATGATAGAACTGTTGAGATAACTTTAAAGACTCATGTAGGTTCTGGTAGCGGCGCAGGTAAGACAATTGTAGACGGGAATGGCGCTGATATTGACAAGCCAGGAGATAATACACTAAACTTAGATAATAACCATTCAATAACATTATTCACAGATGGAGTAATTTGGTTTATAAAAGCGTCATTTAAACATACATAAATAATAAATTTGCAAACATGAGTACTTGTATAGGAATCGGCATAGGCATACCATTTAGAAGAATGGGTGCAGGAATTGATGCACAAGCACAAGCCCACTACAATAGAGTAATAGCAGACGGAGGACTAATTCCAAGCGGGTTAGTTGGAGTTAACAACTTTTTTAAAACCGTTAAAGCTATTTACGGAACTTCTGATATAACAACCGCTATTTCTGTGGGTTTAGACGCTCAAGTTTTAGGTTATAAACTCGGAGCGGGTGCAGGAACAACGGCAGGGCAAGCCGCACAAAAACTATATTCTTGTAGCGGTTCAAGCGGTGATGTAGTACAAACAACGGCAGCAAGTCAACCGCTTTTATTGGTGCATAGTGGGGCGAATTATTGGTGGAGTGGTGGAAGTACAACGGGGGCGGTAAATGCTCCTAATATATCTATTCCAACTTCAAGCGGAATGAGCATTGAAGTTAAAGTTTTATTTACAACAAATGATGATTCAGTGAACACAAGTGGATGGATATGTTCAAACGATAATGGGGCGGGTTCAAGAAGTTTGTTTTTAGGATTTAGTGGCACAAGAACATTAATTTTATATTGGGCTAATTTGTCAAGAGTAGCAACAGCAACGGCACAAATTCCTTCTGCTTTTAATGGTTGGGTAAAAGCAACTTTAGAAACAAGTGGAGGGAATATGTTAGCAAAGTTTTTTACAAGTACAGACGGAATTACTTATACTCAATTAGGCTCTACAATTACAAACTCAGGAGGCGCAAACACTTTTCAAACAACTTCTGCTCCACTTTGGGTAACGGGTAACACTGGGGCAAATAATATTTTAGGTAAAATATTTAGAGTAATTTATAAAGATGCAAACGGAATAACAAGAGCTGACTTCAACCCAAGCCAATACAACCCAGCAAATTCTCAAACTCAATGGGTTTCAACAAGCGGTGAAACTTGGACAATAAACGTAGGAACTGCTTC